TTAAATGTGATTGAATCCTGATTGATTGCAATAGGTCTTAAATCACCATTTGCCTCATCATACACCCAATAGATTTCATCTGATACTAATAATTGCTTGAATATATCGTTATAATCCTGTGATACAAATTGTGAGTTTACTAAAAGTGTTTGTTTTGCATTTACCACATATGGTTTGATTTGTGAATCATATGATTGGTAAGAAAGAGTAGAAGAATCCCAACTACCAATTTGTGGTTGGTATTGTTGTCTATCTACTTGCATTCCATTTTGTGATACTCCATAGAAGTTTAGATAATCAAATTGTCCGTATCGGTTTTTCCATTTGATTCTTACATTTGGATACTTTTGAACACAATCTACACTAAAATATATTTTATCTCCTAAATCAGTAGAACCACTCCTAGCAACAATTGTATAATCACTTAATCCAACGGTTGTAAGTGGGAAACCTGAAGAAGATGGAAATACTCCAACTTGTTGTATTTGAGCAGATGTTGCAGAAGATGAACTCACTGCAATACTTCCTGTTCCTACTGAAGATGAAAAGAATATTGATGTAGGTTGTGAATCTCCTGCTGTACCAGTATATACACCAATTGTTCCAATGTTATCGGTAAATACTGATTGAGAAACAGGCCCATCACTCATAATAGGCCAATAAAGAGATTTAGAAACTATTTGTTGTCCGATTGGTTCCTGGAATATTCCATATCCATCTAATGCTTTATAAACATCAGAATCGGTTTTAGTAGAACCCGTTACAATAAGGCTACCACTTAACCATTGTGTTCCAAAACGACATTTGTAGTATTTTACATTTGATGTGTTAGCAATTGCTAAATCAGTAAGTGTTGAGTTTACGATTCTACTAACATCAAATAAACCTACATTCGATGAATTAGGATATTTTACTAATGTATATTTTGAACTACCACTATCCGCTACCGCACCACTCCAATACCACAATTCTGCAGTATATTGGAAATTAGATTGTGTTGTATCAGTAGATGATGATAGCGAAAATATCATTGGTGATTGTGCCAATGATGCCGTAGCTGGAAATTGTATAATAGTTAAAGCCATCTAAATTCTTTTATAGTAATAACCTACAATGGTTATTTTGTATTTGATACCCTATGGATAAGTATATCTCTTTGTAGATGAATTAGGAGATATTTTAGGCCCTACTCCGAATTTACCTAATTTACCCTTAACTAATTCTAATTCAGTAAGAATAACATTATCTATGGTTGCTTTAGTGTATTCATCAATCATTTGTTTTAATGCTTTATCGTTTGCCGCTGCTGCTGCAAATGGTCTTCTAATAATGTTACCACTACGATAATGACGGAATCCACTATTAAGGAATACTGAATATCTAACTGCTGCTAAATCTAAAACAACTTTACCAGCTTCTTTTGATGTAATGAGAACTCTAATTGTACTTCTTAAATTTCCTGTCTTATATGCTTTTATAGGAAATGTTCCAGGATATTGTCCACCTTTTACAGTAAACTTTTTAGAGGATGTAGTATTTGCTTTTGCTAAATCCTCATACTTTTTTCTTATTTGTTCTAAAGTTACCATTAATCACAAACTGGATCTCCATCTGCTAATAAATCAAATAAACATGCACTTCCCTGATTCAATACCTTCACATCAAATGCAGCAACCCAACCACAAAGACCATTATCAAAGTTATCTCTGAATGGAGTACAAGTTATTTCGGTATCAATAAGAAATGCTAATGTATCTTCTGATTTTCTTGTAAATGATATAAGGTCGTTTAGTATTGCTAATGTATTAGAATGTATATCTACTACATCATCAGTACCATAGAAGGGAACTGTTTGTAAATTTTCTCTACCTACTGATTCGTTATTCTTTAATTTAACTTTATCAGCAACTATAAGTTGAACATTGTAGTTAGTTACTTTATCTAAAAATCTTACATCGGTAATCATTACATTACCCAATGGATAACGTGGAAATTCATCCACATCAATATCGTAAAGGTCTCCTTGAGTTACCCTACTAATTGATGGGTGATTTTTCATAATCACTCGAAAGTACTCTAAGATATTATAATAGAGTGTAAAGTTTTTACTATTATTTGCTACAAAGTTTGCCATATATATCTATATATTTTACAAATTCAAACCACCATAATATGCATTTGCCATATCAGGATAGATTTGAGTTTGATTACCAACTGATTCTAAGTATTCAGGTATCTGGTCTGAATAAGAAATTAAATAATTCTGCATTCTTGTTGCGTACCAATCAGCATTTTGTCTAGCCTGCTCTTTAAGATAATCTATTTCTCTTTGAGATGGTGCTTCACTCTGATCTGATTTATGTTTTACTGCACCCTCACTTTTAAAAGAGATTTGTGAGAATGGAATATATTCTACTGCTGAATACCAAATAAGAGTAGGTTTAACATGCTCATTCATTAGGTCTAAATAATAACCCGTAAATGCAGTATTAGATAGGATATCTGCCTGTAATTTATCATACAATACAGTTCCTAAAAGAGTAAGTATTTGCTTCTCTTGTGCAGTTCTTACGAAGGGTAATAATTTATCAGCATCTATACTACCATTTAGTGGAGTATTCTTAATAATATCGTTTCTTGTTATAAATAATGCGTATGCCATATTTTATTCTGCTTTATATGTTTCGTATGCTCTGCTGAAACCGTATTCGTAAGGTCTGAAAATCTCTTCTTCCATTTCCATTGTTGGAGCTGTATCTATTTGATCTGGATTTTCAGCTGATTCGTTTATATCAGTTTGTACTTCATCAACAGTCTGTCCAGTCTCCTCAGCAGTTTGTGCAAGGATTACGAGAGGGGTTAATTGTTCGAAATACAATTCGGTATCAGTATATCCACCCTGCTTTAATGCATCTCCTAAAACGTTTGTAATGAGGTTCTGGTAGGGTATAATTGTCATTGTTGATAGAATTGAGTATGCCGTCTTCATCTCCTCACTTTGTGAAGAGAAACCATTATTAGCGGTTCTTATACCAAATAATAACGGAGAAGTAATACGATGGGCCACAAGAATTCTATCCTGTGCGTATTCTGCAACATATCTAAACTTTTCGTGTAAATTATCAATGTTAATCGTATCAACAGTCGGTTTATGTTCTGGGTCATCGTTAAATGATAACATAAATCTACCTGCATTTCTTGTGCCAGTAAATTTACGTTCTATTAAGTCTTCAATAGTATCTCTCTCTTCAGGAGCAGGAACACCATTGTTCATATTTACCATAACTAATGGAAGGAATCCATTTGTAATATTGTTTATGTGTAAGTTACTTAGTTCTCCTTCTGCTTCTGTAAATTGTAATGCTGAAACCCAATCAGGCGTTGAATAATAGTATTTGCCTGGTGTATAATTCTTTATCCATAGGATTTCTCTCTTTTCATTAGAAGTTCCAAATGCTGGTATCTTAATCTTATTTCTTTGTGCCTTCATATCAAACCAATCTACACAATAGAAATAATTTTGTATCTTAGGTTCTCCATAAAGTTTTTCAGCTCTTAGAGTTTGTACCGGAATATGATACATCTTTATGATTTTAGTATGGTCATCATTCCAATATACCTGATATGCACCATTACCAAAAAGTTTCAAATCGTATGCAACTTTCTTAGTATCTTCCTGTGGTATAATACGAGATAGTGTTTCTTCAAATCCTTTATTCTTTGTGTATAATCCTTTTCCAAAGATTAAATCACTAATACCCTCAACACAAGCTGCGTGAGTTGTAGAGAATGTAATAGATTGTGCAATAAGTGGATAGAAATCATCCTGAGTATAGATACCAAACGGTACCCAATTGTATCTCGTCTTTATATCCTCAGTAATAAGAGGATAATCCTGCTGTCCGATTGAAACTACTGAAAAGTTTTGAATTTTTTTGTTCATATTAATCCATTATTATGTAAGAATTATCAGTTACATTCGAAATGTATTGAGTATTCTGATTTTCGTATGATGATTTACTAAATAGTGATTGTGAATTATAAACTTGTATAGAACCATTCCAAATACTACAACTTCCACTTTTTAGAGTTGCTCTATATTCACTACCAACACTCGCACTTGCTATACTTGCAGTAAAGATAAGCATTGATTCATATTCATTCCAACTTGTCGGAAGAATAGATTGTGATGATGAAGTCAACAAATACATATCAGTTAAATGTAATGTTAAACTGCCAGTTGATGTAATTGGCTCTACTCTAAGTGTATATTGGTTAGAACCAGATGTGTAATATACCTGCATTATCTCGATATTAGCTATACATTATAAACAAATTAACTCAATTTTATAGTAAAAAGAAAGGGATAACCTTTCGATTATCCCTTTACATCGGAATTAAAATTAAAATTAAATTTTATTTTTTATACTGATTAAGTTAATGATGCTGAGCCAGTTACAATTGTTGGTTTAACCGTCAATTGTCCGAATGGATTACCATAAGTTGAACCAGATACGAATGATGCATTATATTGTTCTTGACCAGTGAAAGTGATTGAGTATCCATAAAGATCTCCCAAAGTTCCACCAGTTTGAATTGTTCCTGCAGTCAAATCCGCACCTTCTCTTTCACCAACCAATAGGGTATCACCCGCCATTGTGTGAACGAAGATTTGAGGTCTAGACCAAGCCATAATTTTCAATTGGCTAGTCATCTCATTTGTCAACTTCTTAAGGTTAAGTACTAATTCTTGGTTGAAGAATGTTGTTCCATTATCTCTTGAGCTATTAACCGTTTCAGTATATGCTGAGTTACCTTTCAATTCATAGTAATATACTGTTGAACCTGAAGGTACTGCCGTAATAGGAGAACCATTATCAGACTGGTGAGTGAATGATTGTGTTGTATAGTTTAAGAAATATACACCAGCTAATCCACCTACGCTGTCTTTACATTGCTCCTGTCTTCCTAATGATAAGTTGTTACAAGCCATATACTTTGATGTTTTAAATAGTTAAGTTTTCTAATCTTAAAATGAAGAGGATAGTTTCCTACCCTCTCTTATTATGATTAGTAGTTTTTGTGAATAACAATATCCTGTCCAATACCGAATTGAGTACCAGCCGAATATCTCATAATTACACGGTAATTTTGAGATCCGTCTAAGTCAGCCATATCCAATACTTTTACCTGATTGTAATCTGAAAGCAATCCGGTTCCAAAGAATAAGTTAGAAGATTGTGCTGCTACAACTGCGTTGTTAGCCAAACCTGGACACCATGCTAATTCAATACCTTGGAAATCCAAAGGCTTCTGACCAACAGTTACTAAGTTGTTGTATCCGTTAGCATAGTTTGTAGAAATAGCTTGTTGGTAAGCTTTAGCAACGTTAGTTGGAACAAAGATTTTCAAATCTTCTTTTCCGAATACTGCTGAAGGGATTGCTGAATATACACCATCCAATGCAGCGATTACGTTAGCTGAAGTGATAGATCCTGATACTGAAGAAGTAATAGGAGCTGTTGCACCACCTGCACCTACTGAAGCAGATAACGCTGGATATAATCCACCGAATTGTCCGTTAGTAGATGAGTTACCTTGCCAAATAGAAATTTCAGTTGCTTCAGCAACTTTTCCACCTACATATGATACTAAGAAATCATTGAAGTTAGCAGGGATTTGATCAAATGCTGAATAACCTAATTGTAGCGCCTCCCAGGAATCTACGAACTCTTGCTTACACAATTCAAGGTTTACTTGTAATTCTTTTGGTTCTAAGATTCTCTCAGTAAGAGCAACTGAACCAGTCGCTGTAAAGTCACAAGATGCGTTTGATATAATGTTATCAACAGCAATTTTTTGGATAACTGATTTAAATTTTACGTTAGGTAAAATTGAAATGAATTTGTTATCCAATGTTCTTG